AGTTATTCGTCGCGTAATGCCAACCGTTATTGCGAACGAAATCGTTGGTGTTCAGCCAATGACTGGTCCAGTAGGCCAAATCCACACTCTACGTGTTCGTTATGGTACTACAATGACTGACAGCTCAGCAGTTGGTACTGATACAGCAGCAGGTGAAGAAGCTCTAAGCCCATTCAAGATTGCTACTGCATACTCTGCTGGTACTGGCGCTAGCCAATCTAGCTACCAAGGTGCTGCTACATCTGCTCTAGAAGGTGCAGGTGGTCGTAACATCAGCGTTCAAATCTTAAAGCAGGTTGTAGAAGCGAAGACTCGTAAGCTACAAGCTCGCTGGACGTTTGAAGCTGCTCAAGACGCACAAGCTATGCATGGTATTGACGTTGAAGCAGAAATCATGGCTGCTCTAGCTCAAGAAATCACTGCTGAAATCGACCAAGAGATCCTATACTCTCTACGTTCGCTAGCAAGCACTGAATTCACTTACAACCAAGCTACCGTTTCTGGTACAGCTACATTCGTAGGTGACGAGCACGCAGCTCTAGCAGTTCTAATCAACCGCACAGCTAACCTAATCGCACAGCGTACACGCCGTGGTGCTGGTAACTGGGCAGTTGTTTCACCTGCTGCACTAACTGTTCTACAGTCAGCTACAACTTCAGCTTTCGCTCGTACAACTGAAGGTACTTTTGAAGCTCCAACTAACACTAAGATGGTTGGTACTCTAAACAGTGCTATGAAGGTATACGTAGACAGCTACGCTGCTGACACACAAGCAGTTCTAGTTGGTTATAAGGGTTCTAGCGAAGCAGATGCTGCTGCGTTCTACTGCCCATATGTACCGCTAATGAGCTCTGGTGTTGTACTAGATCCATCAACATTTGAACCAGTAGTTAGCTTCATGACACGTTATGGTTATGTAGAACTAACTAACACAGCATCATCTCTAGGTAATGCTGGTGACTATGTTGGTGAAATCAACGTTAGCAACCTATCATTCAGCTAATAGTTTAACTATTACTGTTGATTTAAAAAAGCCCCGCAAGGGGCTTTTTTATTGGATATATTCCATAAATATTACTGTTCATAGTAACTTATGCAGTTTTGCCACTGCGTAGACCTAGAACGTCAATTAAGGAGAAAACAAATGGCAAGAGCATTAAAAACACAAAAAACAAATACCGTTGATAGCGGTTTTCCGTGGGTTGACACTTACAACATCGGTGTTGTAGGTGGTAACACTAGCCTAACTGGTGCACAAATCAAAACTCGTGTTAAGATTGGTTCTGCATCAGAAGCTGACGGTTATATTATTCGTCAAAAAGGTGCTAAGAAATTCCTAGTTACTGATGCTGCAAGCGTTAGTGCTGGTAGTTTTGTAGTTGGTCAAGAATACATCATTCTGTCAGCAGGCACGACTGATTTCCAAGCAATTGGTGCAGACGCATCTTATGCTGCTGGTACAGTATTTACAGCAACTGGCGCTGGCGCAGGTACCGGTACAGCAGCTCGTGTAGGTGTTTGTACACTAAGCGATTTAGCAGATTCAAGCCTAACCGCAGACACAATGACTGTAACAGTTATCGAAACCGACTCAGGCGAAATTCGTCTAGCACGCATTAGCAACAAATGGGGCATTGGCTTTGATGGTGTACAACGTGCATTATCATTCACTGACTTTGCTGACTCGGCAGTTGGTACACAAGCTGAAACTATTAAGTCTGGTACTAAAGACCTATATGTCGAAATCGTTCAAGTAGATAACGACGAAACCTGGGGCTAATAGTTTAACTTTTAGCTAATAATAACCCTCGCAGCGATACATACGTTGTGAGGGTTTTTTAATGACTGCATTTGTACTAGGAAATGGCGTTAGCCGCAAAGGCATAGACTTATATGCCTTAAAACGGCACGGAAAAATATACGGTTGCAACGCACTTTATAGAGAGTTTGAACCAGATGTGCTAGTTTCTACAGATCCAGGTATTAGCAAAGAAATACAAGAATCTGGTTGGCCTGTTGGACGCAGACATTATACACGAAAACCTTTTGCAAATTCTGGATCAATAAAACTAGATCCAAAATACAAAGGTATGAGTAGTGGTCCAAACGCACTAAACATTGCTTGCCAAGATGAACACGCTACAATTTTTCTGTTAGGATTTGATTTAGGCAGCGTTAACCAACAATTTAATAACTTGTACGCAGACACGCAGTTTTACAAACGGTCTACTGACGGAGCAACATTTGGAGGCAATTGGCTAAATCAGATCATTCAAATAATGACTGAACATCCAGATAAGCAATTTTATAGAGTTGTAACACGACATAGCCAATCATTTGCAGACAAACTTACACGAGTTAAAAATTTAAGTGAAATGCCAAAAGAACAGTTTTTAGATACGTATAAATAGTACTAATAAAAGGATTAGATTATGGCAACGCAACCGGTAACCTATAAAAAAGTTTTTGGTGATTATGAAATTTCAACAACTGATGTTGATGGAAGTACCGAATCACAGATTGTATTACGAACTGAACAAGTTCGAATCTATGGTGACTTAATTGTTACAGGTAGTCAATCAGTTGTTTCTGAAACTAATTTAGCAATCAAAGACAGAATTGCGATGCTAAATGAAGGTGAAGGTGGCGCAGGCGTAACTGGACGATATTCGGGACTTGAAGTGGATCGAGGTTCACTTGATAATGCGTTGTTAATTTTTGACGAAGTAACAGATACCTGGAATATTAGTATTGACGGCGGAAGCAGTTACGAAGAAATATTAACTACAGGAACAGGTTTAAAAAACGTTGTCGAAGATCTAACACCTCAACTTGGTGGCAATTTAGATGTTAATGGAAAAAGTATTGTTAGTGTAACCGGCGGCGATATTACAGTGTCACCAGATGGATCAGGACAAATTGTTTTAGATAGCAGTGTTTTATTTGAAAACCAAGTTAGTTCTCCCGGATCAACCTCCGGCTATAACGCATTATACGCACAAACTCCAGGTGCAGGTGGCACAGGACTTTATGTACAGAATTCAACAGTAAACGATGAGCTAGTATCAAAATCAAAAGCAATCGTTTTTAGTATTATTTTTTAAGGAAAGAACATGGCATTAGTAACAGACATTATTACACAAACTACGCCAACTGAAATATACGCAAGTACAAATGACTCAGCGATTACCTGGGCTACATTTACCAATTATGGTGCCGGCGCAGCAACGTTAACGTTGTATGTTGTTCCAAGCGGTGATAGCGCAGTTAATGAAAATATGATATTAGACGGGGAATCAATTTCGGCAGGAGATACATTTAGTTTGTATACCGCAGGTGAAAAATTATTGTTAAGCAATGGCGATAAGATTTATGCATTCTCCGATACTGCATCAAGCGTTAACGTTGTTATTAGCTACACGAGCATCTAAAAACCGTGCCAATTGGACAGTTTATTAAAAATAGACGTACCGGTAACGCTAGACAGGTTGTAATACCTTCTGGACCAGCATCTGACAGACCAGAAATAGGTGTTCCAATTTTTGGTAGTTTTCGTTTCAATACAACTGCTGGAAAACTTGAAGTTTTTAATGGAACGGTTTGGAACTTTGTTGGTATTGAAGGATTATCAAATGTAACGGTTGATAATTTTGTTGGAGACTACTCAACAACTGTGTTTGGATCAATGACAAATGCTGTTGATAGAGCAGAAGATATTTTAGTGTTCATTGGTGGTGTATATCAAATACCAGATACAAACTATACAGTTGACGGAAGTTACGATATTACATTTGTAACAGCGCCTCCAATTAACGTTCCTATTAACATTGTTCATAACTTGAACTCAACGGCAGTGTAAAATGGCAATTAATAGAATTACCGCAGCAATGCTAGGAACAACAAATTTAGAGCAAGACAAATATGTTCTTGCAACTAACGGTCGCGGTGATTTGTATTGGACCGAAGTTAAAACTACCGGCGCTGATATTCCATTAAGTTGGCCAGACGATAGTTCGCTATACCCAACTGGGGCTATTAATTATTGGACAGAAGAAACAAATGTTACTACAGCAATTGATGATCTAAATGAATTAGCTTCAAATATTATCAACGAAACGGCTGTTTCTAATGTTGATTTTACCGCAGATCCAATTGCTGGCGGTGCCGGCACAGCAGTAACACTAACAATCACAGCAGACGGTAATCCAAATCGTTATACAATTAATTGGGGCGACGGTAATACAACTACTGGCACTGCGGATAGTACTCCCACACACACCTATGCAAGTAATGTTGGGTCGCCATATTCTGTATCTGTTACCGCATATAATGCAAATGGCACAGGAGCAGGAAGCACTGTAAGCAAAGAACGTGATGATTATATTATCATCTATACAGCAGATCCTGTTGTAAACTATAGTTTTTATAGAGATCCAACCGGTGGCATTGCATTATCCGGCAATGACTTATATGTTATTGAAGGCAATAGCCTTTACATGGATAACAACACATCTAATATTAATAGTGCAACCGTTGATTATACTATGACGTGGGGTGACGGAACAGCCGATACTAGCATTGCTAATAACAGTGCAAGCGGTGGCACAGCAGGATCTAGATTGCAGCATACATGGGCAATAGGAACTAGTACAGGATCAAGTACAGATGCAACACAGCTAACTTTGAACTCGCACAGTACAGCAGATCCTGCGGTAATTCCAACATCGGGTACAGTTGCTATTAAAGTTTATAACAGTACGCCAACTGCCCCAGCAGCACTAAGCACTAAGATTATCTCTTACAATGAATCTGTTGGTATTAATCCAAGACTAGCAGTTGGTTTCACAGATAACACACCCGGTGCAATTTATGTTGCCGGTGACGATGTAAACAGAACAACAACTGCGTTTTCAGGTGATGTTGAAACAACACCGTTTTCAACTTATGCTTATGATGGAAACTCAGGTACATTAACTGCACTTGTTAACGGATCAAATGACGGAACTATTGCGCTATCGAGTGGTAGCAATGTTGGAACAAACGGAAGTGCTGTTGTTACTGCTGAAAGTGATTATAACTTATTAGATGCAAATGGAAGCACAATATCGTTTGCTAATAGCATTTATTATCCTGGTGCATTTACTGGATTTAAAGCAAAAGTATCTAAAAATACCTCAGGTATCGATGTAGGTGTAAACAGTTTTCAACTATCCCACAGCACAACAGGCGACACAAATGTTGTAGAATTTGTCAAAGACAACTTAACAGCAACACCTACAGTAGATGTAAGCAGCGCAACACTTGCTGAAAATTCAGCGGGGACCTACAGATACATTTCGGGTATTCCGTACTATAATAGCGGTAGCCCAAGTTTAACACTCTCTGGAGTTACTGTTAGCAATTTAGTAGGGCAATGTTATACTAACCAATCTGGTATCGTTGAAATTAACGATGGCACAAAACAAGAAGGTACTGCTGCGGATGCAGTAGTTGAAACACTTTACAGTTATGCTGATATTGATGGCGCAACAACTATGTTGTCGGGAGGAATTCCTAAGATTAATATTGGAACATCTGCACCGTATGCTATTGGAGATTTAACAATACCAATTACATCAAGCACAGTTAGAACCATAAGTCGTGTAAAAGTATTGGCTAAAAATGTCAACGGCACAAGTGATTATTCAGACGATGTAAGCACAGTGGTACAGGTACATAAATCAGCGCAAACCGGTGTTAATGAAATTGCAATTCCTGTATCCGATGATTTAGGAAATGGAACATATACAGATGACGGAGTAAGATTTTTTAATTTAGGTGCAGAAACTACCAATACTCCAGCATTTGATAGTGCAGTAAATTACTATACAAACAATGTTTATACAGAATTAAGTGATCCAGGTGTTTCCGGAACACAAGAAGCAACTGTGAGGTTAGGTGTACTAACACACGATATTACAGACTACAGTTCAGGATACTTGCCAACAGGACCGGATAGAAGTGGCGACACCGGCGTGCAATATTTTACGTTTGCATTCCGTAGACAAGCAGTAGCAAACTTTTCGTTAAGAATTATTTCAACAACTGGTATTTCTGGATGTTGGATTGCAGCACCAAACACAGCAATTGATAACACGTCGACACTAAATGGTTGGTTAGATGCGTCTATTCAGTATGCAGGCGCCGGCGTTCCGGGTGCAAATACAGCCGCAGGTGGTAATGGATCCAACGGTTGTGCATTAACTGGCGCTGATAGAATTATTAGCGGTAATGCATTAAATGGTTATTATACAATGACTTTAGGTACAGAGAATATGAGTAATTCTACTGGAAATGTAGTTATTGTACGTCTAGCATTAGACAGCGGTGAAAATATTACTACACTAGAAGTAGCAGAGGGTAACAACTAATGGCAATATCAGACAATCAAAA